ACCCTTGCCAATAACTAATTCTTGGGAACCAGAAACACAACTTACCCTCGAAGGACATTGCTTTGATCGTTCCGCTAAACCCTGGATTACTAATAGCGCCTTTGCTGTAATGCGTGTCGTTGTAATTATACCCTTGCACACGCACATCGGTCGGAACACTCACCCCATAACTGTTACCGGTAATGTGTAGCAGCCATGCTGGACCGTTAGTACCAGAAATTGACGTTGCGATAAGTGTACCGTTTGCAAAATCCCGTTTAGAACGTACAGCTACCAATTGAGAAATGTCTCTTCCATCAAGCTTATCACTGTCAGCAGCTTTAGCATCAGTAGCCAGATAACGTCCATCGTAATGAGCGCGTGAGTAGTTATCAACAGCAGATAAACCAACATTACCTTTAGTTGTACCTGCGCGTATTGTGCTTACTGTTGTTGTAGCAGCATCAGCTAGACCTGTTATAGTGGAGGCAGGTTGTGTACCTGTGTGCGAGCTACGGTCTAGGTAGAATGTACCCTGTTTACCATCAAGTAAATCTGCATCCAAACCGTTACCAGCACCCGTATTAGCAACGGCAGCAGAACCTAAGTCTGATATAGATAAGGTAGCTGTCTGCCAGTTAGCGTTGCCTACCTCGCTGCCAACACACAACCAAATCTCTGCAGTGGATATGTTTACCCAACGAGATAAAACCGCGTACCCCTCAGAAGAATCATTGTTTGCTGACGGGTCTGTTGTAGCTGAGAGGTTATTTAATATTCTAAAAGCATATTGGTCGTGAGGATCGCTGGCGTCTGTATGAAACTTTAAGACGCCCTCACTTACAATATTTTGTATGGAACGTGTTTTTGTTACTCCGTCCTGTACTAGTGGAACCAACTCAATCCCTGTCAGAACACCTGCACCGGGGAGCTCACTAATTTTTACTGTAATCTCGTCAGCCATCTTTCTACTCCCTTAAATTATGTTGTTTAAGGCCTCGCCAAACTCATTAAGAATTCTTTCATAGTCTTCTGTTGTTATTTGCATCCCATCTACAACAGCTTTCTCGTTTTTACCTATGTAAGGTCTTAAGTAACCTATGGTTTTTAAAGCACCGTTAAAGTGGTCGTAAGTTACCCCAGAGTTGTTTAAGAAGTCTCCACCAACAACCATATCAAACCCTCTCAGGTTAGTCGCGTTGTAGACATACTCAAAAGGTAAAAATCTTTCGATAGAATCCACAAGGAAGTAAACACCGTTTGGCGTGTAGGATATGTTAACAATAATATTGTCGTCTGTGGCTAGTGTAACCATCTCGTAATTGTCTGTTGCACCTTCTTCTACTCTAAGCTTCCAGTATGTGTCCTGCCTAAACAGAACCATCTTAAAGCCGTTCCCCTCAAGAACCATAACGACTTCGGTAGCACTTGTGTTGTAACTTTCGAGTTCTACTCTAAAAGTTCCTTGTGAGTCGTTTAACTCTAGCCCCCAAGTGTGTGTCAACACCTCGTCATCCCCGATTAGAAGGCCTACAGGCTCTAGGGTATCACTAGTATAACTAAACCTAGGTTCGTCTATGGCGGCTGTCTCTACAGCTCCTGTAGAGCCTGTGTAGGTTTCTGTGTAAGGCCTAGTAAATGTAAACATAGTTTCAAAAGGAACTAGCGTCAGACCACTAAAACCAAAAACAAATTTTTGGTATCTTTGTTTAACGAAGTTAGCAAAGAATGTTAGAGGTTCTTGGTAGTAGATGGCAACGCCTAGAGGTCGATTTAAAAATTTCTCTGCTAAGGTTATTTCGTCCAAGCCAGAGAATGCTGCTTTTTCTGGGTCGTTGTAGTCACGGCCTATACCTATTGTTACAGCCGCACCCTCTAGGTAGTCTAAAGGTACATCTTCTTGATAGTCTATATTGTCAACACCAAAGAGTATTCTAGCACCATCATTGAGTGCTGTTATATTTGCGCTGGATGTGTTCTTTATAATCTTAAGCTTAATAAGCCTTCTATATTCTTCGTCGTTTAACTCCCGAAAACCAAGTAAAGACTCTTTAACGCTTTTCCAAGGGCCAAAAGTTCTTGTTGTATTCGAGTTAGACTTGTAGGGGGACGCACCAGACGTACCAGCAAAACCAAAGTACCTTATGATAACACTGTCGAATAGTTGTCTAGGTTGACCAACTATTCTTCCAATAACATCCAACTGAGCGCCTATAGCACTATCTAGGCTTCGGTTTTGCATTAAGTCTTTTAAAACAACTTGCAACTCAACTTGGCCTGTTATTAGTAAGTCTAGGTATCTGTTAAAAATAATCCTATTCTTAAACTGGACCGTAGACAACTCAACCACTTCCGCCTTGTAGTCCACCATATTAAAGGGGTTAACCTCACCTATGAAGGTGGCGATGGGTATTTGTTTAATCATACCGCGTTTACCTCGATATTGCCTATTTCTAGTTTAACCAGTTCATCGTAATCTATGGTTACGTTGCCAGTGCCTGTAGGGTTTGCAGACAACCCAAGAAACAGGGAGTCAACCTGATGGCCAGCAACGGAGTTTATTGGTGTGTATAACCTAGAGTAAGTTGTCCCCTTACCTACAACGGCATTTGACTTAATGTAGTCGAAGAGAGCCGCCCTTATTTGTTCAACACCATCTGGCGGAAAGTTATCATCTACACTGACTTCTAGTGTAACAAAGATATCTACGAACCTAGGCCTTTGAAAGTAAACTTCCTTTAGGTTTCCAAAGATGTCTTTAATAAGGTAGAAAGTATTACCATGAGTTCTAATACCAGCGGGTCGGTTTGCCCAGATTAACTCTGCAATCTCTTGTTCAAGCCCACCACGAATAAGAACCATGAAGGTGTGGGGCGGTATGCCCATGTTATCTACTACGTCTGTAACGTTTTCGTAGATTACAAGTTCCTTAACGTTGTCAAGTGATATAAGGTCTGAATAGAGTGCTTCAAGAATATTAGAGCCCCTTGTAAACTTACCATAAGAAAATCTTTGCCTTAATACAGAATCAGTTTCTCTATTAGAACCTACTATAGCAGCCGTAGGCTGAACAACTGAGTTCCATCCGAAAATTGGTGTAGATATTCTATTTATAGTCAGGGGGTTTTGTGTTATCGGCCCAGACTCTGTACTGATAGAGGTTACAGTCTTTGTAACACCAAAAAAGTATAAGTTGCTTGAAAGCTTGTAACTCGCTTGTACTACCAAGTCATCTGAGATTACTCGTAGCGTGTCTCCCTCAACGGTTGCTGTAAGTAAAGTCCCATAGTTACCATTAACGGAGGTAGCCAAACCTTGGAGTATCTCCGACTCTGTTGCTACGGCATTAGATACGTAAGACAAGTCAACACCATTATAAACAACGTTGTAAAGCGTTGAGTTTTGAACTGTTTGAATTTTACAAGAAAAACCAATAACGTTATTTTCATCTAACACAACATCGTTTGGGATTCTAAACCTGTTGTTAGTAAAGCTAGAGCTGACTTGGCTTCCTGAGGGTATTACAACGTTGTAGTCACCTTGGAGCAACACTCTTGCGGTCGAGAAAACAGCACCTCTTCTCACAATACCAGCTAAGGCTACGAGATTATCTAGGGCGATACCCGAGGCGGAGTTGGGGTCAAATGAAGAGTACACTTGTTGGATGGCTTCCCAGATATCTGACTGAGACGGTGTAACCATTCCGATGAGGCGACCAATAGTTGAGGCAGAACTCGTGTCAAGAATGTCACCTTCTTCCACAAGATCGCTGAATAGGCTGTTAGCCTCTTGTCTTAAACCCTCTCGAACTTCTGTTAGCCTCTTTATTTCAAGGCCTTGATCTGTTAAGCCTGCCATTATATTCCTACCTCAAGTTCTCTAATTTCGATTGTTATGCCATCACGCCCTACCACTGAAAAGGTAAGAGTGTATACACGGTTGGTGGACAGCTTTGATTCAAACCTCACTATGTTAACAACGTCTTTATCTAAAGTTAGTATTTGACGAAATATGAGATCGAGCGTACCTTTTGAGCGATTCTTGCCTAAAATCTCTTGGAAGTAGGGCGTACCGTAGTTTGTATCTAAAAACCACTCCCCTCTAAAGGTTAGTAGCTTTATCTTTAGTCTCTGTTTAAGACCTTCAGACACTGAGCTTGTTATTGGTGTAGCCCCGTTTACAAAGACAGCATCATGTGTGTCTTCATTTAAAAGAATATCCATTTTACTCTCCTTATCCTGCAGATGATCCTACGCTTCCGCCTTCTGGGTTACTGTGTTTGTGTGATTTAAGACCAACACCGTCAGCAACTACATCCCCACCAACCACCGTAACTGTATTGTTGATTGTCAGCGGGGCGTTGATAGTGGCTGTCCCGCCCCCACCACCCCCTCCAGACATTGCAAGA